TGGCGACGGTGTGTCTTTGATCAACACCGCTCACCCCATCGTGAATGGCACCTTCAGCAACCAGTTGACCACCGCCGCCAACCTGTCTCAGACCTCCTTGGAGCAAATGCTGATTCAGATCCGCCAAGCTGTGGACAACAACGGCAAGAAGATTCGTTTGGTGCCCCGCCAGTTGGTGGTGGCTCCTGGCAACATCTTCCAGGCCGAAGTGCTGTTGAAGAGCGTTTTGCGTACCGGCAATGCCAACAACGACATCAACCCCGTCAAGTCCATCGGCTTGCTGGACGAAGGTGCCGCTGTTCTGTCGCGTCTGACCTCATCCACTGCCTTCTGGGTGCAAACTGATGCGCCCGAAGGCATGAAGCTGTTGATGCGCCGCCGCCTTGAGAAGACCATGGAAGGTGACTTTGAAACCGACTCCATGCGTTACAAGGCCACCGAGCGTTACACGGTCGGATTTACCGATCCCCGTGCAATGTACGGCACTGCTGGCGTCTAAACCTTGCGGGGGCTTCGGCCCCTGCTCCATTAAGGAGAAAAGACAATGGCACAAACCTACTTTGGTTCCACCCTGCGTGCAGGCTCAGGCACCCTGACGGATACTGTGGATGGCGGCTTTGTCGTCATGATGCAGACCACCACGGTGACCACCGCCGCCGCAGGCACGGCTACTAGCGCCTCTGTCACCATTCCCGCATCTTCACAGATCGTCAACTTTTTTGTTGACACTGTGCAGGATGAGGCAGTTGGTGGCGGTACCGCTACGGCTATTGCGATGACCATTGGCACAGCCGCCGCAGGCACACAATATGTGTCTTCGACTGATGTGTTTGGTGGTGGTCGCATTGCCCTCACCTTTACCGCCGCCCAGTTGGCCGCAATGGCAGATGTTGGTGCAAACCAATCCGTCTACATCACGGTTGACCCCAACGGTACGATCTCTACCACCCAGGGCATTTACCGCTTGACCGTGGTTTACGCCCAGAAAGTTTGAGGAGGCACACCATGGGCCAATTCAAACCGATGGTCAAAATGATGACCACTGAGCCTTCAGTCGTTCTGAAGCTCAAAAAGGGTGGCATGGTTCACTCCAAGATGGCATCCGGTGGCATGGCAGGGCATAAAGCCATGCACTGCGAACCGGCTGACTTCGAGGCTGCTGAACATGGCAAAGCGCCAAAAAAGCCTTCCATGGCTGATCGTCGCAAGGCAATGAACCCCAACCAGTATGCCAAGGGCGGCAAAGTCGCTCACAAGCAAATGGGTGGGATGATGCCTGGGGCCGCAATGCCTGCGGCTCCCATGGCTGGTGGCATGCGCTCTCCCATGAGCGCCATGAGCCCCACTGCCATGGCCGCAATGCCTGCTTCCGCCCGTATGGCTCGTGCCGCCAAAGTTCGTCGTGCCCTCACCGGCATGAAGAAGGGTGGCTCGACCAGTGCTGATTGCGCTTCGCTGGAAAAAGAACTGAAGCATCATGAATCCATGTCGGCCAGCAAGGCGCATGGCATGGCTTCTGGTGGCATCATGAAGAAGGCCAAGGGTGGCATCATCATGAGCAAAACCGGCAAGACCAAAATGGTCACCGCCAAAAAAGGCATGACCAATGGCACCACGGGCGAAGTCAAGGACGGCGCTCCCGGTGGCTACAAGTCTGGCGGTGGCGTGAAGATGGGCAACGCTGGTGGTTTTGCAAAAGGCGGCAACGTCGATTGGGAAAATCGGCCTGCCAACACTGCCAAACCCGGCGTGACCAACACCACCACTGGCGAGGTCAAGGAAGCCAATGCTGGCGGTTTTAAGCAGGGCGGTGCCGCAAAAAAGCACTACGCCACGGGCGGTAATGTCATCGATGACGGCAAGGCAGTAAAAATGCCCCGTCATCCTGTCAGCCGACCTGTGGCGAATAGCTTGCAGTCTGGCACCTTCAAGAAGGGCGGCAACGTAAAAAAGTTTGCTGAGGGGGACTCTGTCATTGACAGTGAAACCCGTCGCATGCAAACCGAAAAAGACGTTGTGAAAAAGGAAAACCAAGCGATGCGTGAAAGCATCCTGGGTGCTCCAAAACGCATGATTGAAGGCGTCAAAAACCTGTTTGGCAGTAAACCGGAAGTGCCTGCTGGGTCAGTGACCAAAACCGAGAAATCGGTGACGGTGGCCCCCAAACGGCGCGGTGGTCGAGCAATGTGCTGAAATGAGGTGGGGGCTACGGCCCCCACTTTTTAAGGACGAAACATGAAAGTGCAAACTGTTTCAAAGACGGGCACTGGCTCCAGTTCCGCTTTGGTGATGAATACGAACATCAGCCCCTTCAACGTGGGCTTTGGTGTTGTGGTGACTGGCACGGTAAATTACACCGTCCAGCACACTTTTGATGATCCCGGTGTCGGGTTTACGACTTGGTACAGCCACCCCACGATTGCCAGCAAGACTGACAACCAGGACGGGAACTATGCGTTCCCCGTGACTGGTGTCAAGGTTCTGGTGAATTCTGGCGCAGGCACTGCCACCCTAAACCTCGTCCAAGCGGGTATTTGATATGCCCTATGTTGGTTACACCGGGGTAGCCAATCAAGCAAACACCAGCGATGGGTTTGCTTTGAATGTGACCGCCGCCAATGTGGTGGGATCAACGCCTGGGGACGATGTGGGTGACAACGGTGTCGTTGACCTCTATGGTGGCGCGGCACGAGTGAAGTATTACATCCTGATGGAGTCATCTGGGTATGTGCTTCAAGAAGACTCAAGCAAAATTGAATTGGAGAGCAACTGATGGCTGACCAAAAAATCTCAGCAATGCCCTCAGCGGCAACACTCACAGGAGCCGAGCTTGTTCCGTTGGTTCAGTCTGGCGGAAATGTCCAGGCAACGCTTTCGACAATGTCCGCTTTTGCTCGTGGCAACGCTGGCGCATTTTCAAGCAGTGCAACACAAACCGGGTCAACAACTGTTGGCACGGCATTCACATTTAACACCACGGACTATGCTGGTGGCGTGACTTTGGCAAGCAATACGCGAGTGACCGCCCCTGTTGCTGGAACCTACAACCTTCAGTTCAGCGTTCAATTGCAAAGCACGGATGTTGCTCCTCAAGACACCTACATTTGGCTAAGAGTCAATGGCACAGATGTGGGTGGATCTGCCGGTAGGGTGGGTATGCCTGCCAGAAAAAATCCATCAGACCCGTTCCATGCAATTTACGGCTGGAACTACTATCTGACTTTGACCGCAGGCCAATATGTTGAGATCATTTGGTTGCCAACCGCACTGACAGTATCCGTTCCAACTTATGCGGCCCAGACCACTCCAGCAATCCCATCAACACAGTCCGTTGTTGTAACGATGAATCAGGTGTCATGATGCCTTTGATCCAATCCAAATCACCCAAAGCATTTAAGTCCAACATCAAGGCTGAAATTGCTTCTGGCAAGCCTCAGAAGCAGGCCGTGGCCATCGCTTATGCGGTCAAACGCAATGCCAAAAAGGCTGATGGTGGTGGTGTGAAACAGCCTGATTTGATCAAGAATTTGCAGGCATTCGCCGCCAAGATCAGCCGTCCAGGCCCTGGCCGTGCGGCATTGATGGCCAAGGACAAAGCCGCAAGCCAAAAACGATTGAAGGAAGACACCGCTGGTCTGTCTGGACTGGAAAAGCAACACCAAGCCATGAAGGCCAAGTATGAGGGCCTGGGCGGTAGCAGGTACCAGATGGCCGACCGTGAGCAGAATCTTTCCCCGGCAGAGCGCGAGGCTCGTGGCATGGAAAACGAAATGAGCCAACTGTCGCGCAGAATCCAAGCTGTGAAGAAGCCCAACCCATCCTCATACAGCAAAGGCGGCAAGGCCAAGTCTTGCTGGTAAATCATGAAAAAAGGTTTGTATGCAAACATTCATGCAAAACGTGAGCGCATTGCTGAAGGCTCTGGTGAGCGCATGCGCAATCCTGGGGCAAAAGGTGCGCCAACGGCTGGTGCCTTCAAAGAGTCAGCCAAAACAGCCCGATTGAAAGAGGGCGGTGTGTCTTTGGCCATTGGCCGTGGTGAGAAGCTTCCAGTGTCCAAAGGCGCTGGATTAACCGCCAAAGGTCGGGCAAAATACAACCGTGAGACTGGATCAAATCTGAAGGCTCCGCAACCCCAAGGCGGGTCACGCAAGGACTCTTTCTGCGCCCGAATGAGCGGTGTGGTGGAGCACTCCAAGGGTGATGCGCCAAGGGCCAAAGCATCGTTGAAGCGCTGGAATTGTCCCGGCTGGTGAGGTAATACATGGCATACAGCGGAACCGTTGGCCAAACTGTCGTTTCGGTACAGCAATTCATCGACCAAGGTGCCCGTCAAGCGGGAAAACTGGCCGAAGAACTGACCGTTGAACAGGTTCAAGCTTCAAAGCAAGCCCTCTTCTTCATCCTCAGCAACCTGATCAACCAGGGCATCAACTACTGGGCGATTGAAAAGAAGGTCTATGGCTTGAACATGGATCAGTACGAGTATTTGCTACCCGTGGGTGGCAATGACGTGCTCAACGCCCTGTATCGCCGCATGGAGCGGCCAACTCCTGCCACTGGTGGCTCATACTTTGCCTCTTCTGGCAACGCTGGGCTGGCCTTTGACAGTGATGTGTTGACCTCAGATGCTCAGACCGCGCCCAACGGGTACATCGGCATCGACTATGGTGCCAACAACTCCATCTATGCAGGCTCCATTGGTATCTTGCCTGCCACATCGGGCTCCTTCCACATCCTTTTGGAGTGGTCGCGTGACAACATCACTTGGAATTTGCTGGAAGATACCGGTGTGACCACTTGGGTGTCTGGCACTTGGTTGTGGTACGACATCGATCCGGGGGTGACCGTCCAGTATTACCGCATGCGCGAAACTGGCGGCGGCACCCTGAACGTGGCCGAGTTCTATGTGGGCAACAATTCCACCGAAGTCACCATGGCGCGGTTAAACCGCGACGATTACACCAATTTGCCGAACAAGAATTTCACGGCCAACCAGCCATATCAGTACTGGTTCAACCGGACTTTGCCTCAGGCCAAAATCACTTTGTGGCCAACACCATCAGATCCGTTCTACCAGATGACCATTTGGTATTCCCGGCAAGTGATGGACGTGGGTGACCTCAATGGCGAGTTGGAGCTTCCCCAGTACTTCTATCAAGCCATTCAGATGATGCTGGCCCACCAGATGGGATTGCTCCTGCCCAAGGTCGATCTGGCCAGGATTCAGTACTTGGAAGGCCAAGCCGAGAAGTACTTCCAGATGGCTGAGGCTGAGAACCGCGACAGATCGCCGATCTACTACGCCCCGAATATCAGCGTATATACACGCTAAAGTATTACAATGCCAAGATTCCTCAACACCGAAGGCAATGCAGTAATTGCAATCTTCATCTGCGACCGTTGCAAGATGAAGAGGGCAATTATTGAGGCCATGCCCGACCCCAATTTCCCTGGGTTGAAGGTGTGCCAGCAGGGTTGTGCGGATCAGAAAGATCCCTACCGGTTACCGGCGAGGAAGACTGAGCGCATCACTTTGCAATTTCCCCGGCCTGATGTTAGCGTTGCGGTTGATCCCAATGACATCTCAACCGGTGGGTATCAAGGTTATGTTGTGAGCACACAGCAAAACACGCAAACACCCCAAAACGATGGCAACAACGATGTGATCGGATTGCAACCCTGACATGGCACAAATAACCATCACCCAACTACCCCAGGCCCAGGCGTTGACCGGGACTGAAGCGGTACCCATTGTCCAAAATGGGGTGACCGTTCAAACCACCACTGCGGCCATGGCTGGCGCTGGTGCGTTGAATTACCCATTCCTGACGGTTGGATCGACTGCTGGCCTGACCAATGCAAGGCAAATTGCCGCTGGTAGCGGTTTGTCGCTGTCCGATGGTGGTGCGGGATCGACCCTTCAGGTCAACTTGACTGGCTCGGCCTTGTCTTTGGATACCAGCCCCACCGGCATACAGGTCAAGACGGGCTCAAATACGCTCACAGGGCGCACTTTGGTGGTCAATGCAGGTCTTACCATTGCCAATGGCGATGGAGTCGCTGGCGACCCCACAATCAGCCTTGGCACGTTCCTGAGCAACTTGGTGTCGCAGACCGGCACCGGGATTCTGGCGCTCCAGTCTGGTTCACCGGCAAAGATCAACATCCTGGGCGTGACCGACCAAACCAGCGTGACCAATGGGGATGGATCAGGAAACGTGACGGTTGGCTTGGCCAACAACCCCATCGTCCCCGGCAACGGTGGCATTACCCTGCCCAACGGCACCACCGGTCAGCGCGTCACCTACCTTGGCACGGTGCGCTACAACACCACACTTCAGCAGTTTGAGGGGTACACAAGCACCGGCTGGAACCAATTCAGCTTGACCGGTGGCGTGACCTCATTCAGCGCGGGAAGCACCGGGTTCACTCCCAGCACCAATACCACGGGCGTGGTGACGCTGGCAGGCACCCTCAATGCATCAAGTGGTGGCACAGGCGCAACCAACTTGACGGGGTATGTGTACGGGAATGGCACTGGAACCATGACGGCATCTGCGACCGTGCCAACAACCGATCTGTCTGGCACGGTTTCCAACGCTCAGTTGGCCAACAGTGCCATCACGATAAACGGCTCATCGGTGAGCTTGGGTGGCTCTGTAACCGTCACAGCCACGGCCACAAATGCCTTGACCATAGGCACTGGCCTGACGGGCACGAGCTATAACGGCTCTGCCCCCGTCACCATTGCAATTGATTCGACTGTTGCCACGCTGACCGGGTCACAGACCCTGACCAACAAGTCAATCAGCGGGTCAACCAACACCCTGACCAACATTGGCAACGCATCGCTGACCAACTCATCGCTGACCGTTGGTACAACCGCAATTTCCTTGGGAGGCTCAAGCCTGACCTTGGGTGGGCTGACCACCGTCACAGTCACCCAAGACCCGACAGCCGCCCTGGATCTGGCAACCAAGCAGTATGTGGATGCTGTGGCCGAGGGTCTTCATGTCCATGCGGCTTGCGCGGCGGCAACCCCCGGAACCCTTGCGTCAATCACTGGCGGGACGGTGACCTACAACAACGGCACGGCTGGTGTTGGGGCAACCTTGACCTTGTCGGTGGCCCTCACTGTTTTGGATGGGTACACGCTACTCAATGGCGACCGTGTGCTCGTGAAGAACGAGGCCACACAGGCCAACAACGGCATCTACACCTGGGCGACTGGTGGCACGGTTTTGACCCGTGCAACTGACTTTGACACTGCCGCCGAGATGGCAAGCGGTGACTTCACCTTTGTCTCCAACGGCACTTTGTACGCAAGCACTGGCTGGGTTCAGACTGACCCGGTGACTGTTGTCGGCACAAGCCCGGTGACATGGGTTCAGTTCTCAGGATCTGGCGCATACACCGCTGGCACTGGCTTGACCCTGACGGGCACTCAGTTCAGCATCACCAACACAGCAGTAACTGCCGGGGCGTATGGTTCAGCATCATCGGTGGGAACTTTTACCGTCAATGCACAAGGCCAACTGACCACGGCGGCAACCACGCCAATTGCGATCAACGGCAACCAGATCACCTCTGGGACTGTGGGTTCTGCGTACATCAGCGGCTCATACACCGGAATCACTGGGGTTGGGACACTGACGGCGGGAACCTGGAACGCCACGGCGATCACCGACACCTACTTGGCGACCATCTCCACTGCGGGGAAGGTATCCAACAGCGCCACCACAGCAACCAGCGCCAACACGGCCAATGCGATTGTGGCCAGGGATGCGTCCGGGAACTTCAGTGCCGGGGATATAACTGCATCGGCAGTCCAGGCAACCACCGTTACAACGACTGCGGCTGGAAGCACAACAACGGGCCAGCTTTACCTGAACGGCGCAACGAGCAACCGAATTGACTGGAACGCAAACGGCACTGGAGCGCCTGCATACACCACAAGAAGTGCTGGCACTAAATTGCTTTTGTATCCAGCGATCAGCGGGGTTCAAGTTGATTACGCCATGGGCATTGACGCCGCGACATTGTGGTCAAGCGTACCGGTTAACTCATCATCGTTTTATTTCAAATGGTATGGCGGCGATGTTCAAGTCGCCAGTTTGGATGGGGCGGGGTCGCTCGTCGTTTCTGGCGACATCACCACTTCCACTGGAACGGTAACTGCGGCAAAATACATAGGCATCTCTGGAGGAACTTTCTAATGGCACAAACCGGCTACACGCCCATACTGCTCTACGGTAGCACCACAGCTACCAACGTACCGCTGGCTGGAAACCTGACGACCAGCGCAAGTGGCGTTGAGGTGGCCGTCAATGCCGCAGATGGCAAGATGTTCTACAAGGACAGCGGTGGAACCGTGCAAGTGCTGGCCACCAAGGGAACCGGCTCAATTGGCGGGTCGAACACTCAGGTTCAATTCAACAACAGCGGATCACTGGGTGGATCATCTGGCCTGACCTGGGACGGGACATTCCTCACCGCCAACAGCATCAAAAACACAGCCCTGACATCTGGTCGAGTGACATTTGCTGGTGCATCTGGTTTGTTGAGTGACAGCGCAAGCCTGACCTGGAACGGCACAACGCTGGGTGTGACTGGTGCTTTGACAGCATCATCGGACTCCAGCTTTACCTCCACGGGTGCATTGCTGATCAGCAAGGGAACGGCTGGACAACAGCCTGGAAGCCCCGTCACGGGCATGTTGCGGTACAACACTACCACCAGTCAATTTGAGGGCTACAGCGGGGCATCCCCGGCTTGGAACCCGGTTGGTGGCGCATCACTGAGCAACGACACCAGCACGGCAACCGATGTCTATCCATTGTTTGCCAACGCCACAAGCGGAACAGCAACAACGCTGTATACCGGCAACGCCAATTTGCTGTACAAGCCAAGCACGGGCGAATTGCAAGCCAGAGTGCCAGTGGCAAGCAACGGTATTGTGGTGAACAGCCAGACAGTGGCTACCAGCTACACCATTGCGGCGGGGTTCTCAGGTATGTCGGCAGGGCCGATCACCGTGGCAAGCGGTCAGGCGGTTACTGTTTCCAGCGGCTCACGCTGGGTAATTCAATAAGGATTTGATATGGCAAGCGTTGTTGTAAATG